TTCATTTATACCATCGTCTCTAGTTTCTAAATCAATAGCTATTTCTTTATAAGCAGATAAATCTTTGTACTCACTAGGTGTATTCCACATTGATTTTTTAAAAGTCAAAGTTAATTGTAATCCGTTACTCATTTACTATTTCCTTTCAACACTGTTCTTACTATTGTTGTTGCTGGGTTTAGATCGAAGTCTTTTGTGCACCCTGTTAACAAACTGATCAACAGCACAAATACCACAATAATAAATTTTGTCTTCAATAATGACTGCATCTTTTTCACACTTTGAACATTTAATTTTTGGTTTTGCGTTCATCTTTATGATCTTTTAAGTGTTTAATCTCTAAGTCACAATAATGTTTGATTTTTTCTAAATCTTCTATTGGCTTACCTTTAAGTAAATATCTACTTACATATTTTATTATGTTTGCTTGTAATGGGTTGAGATTATTTTTTCTAATATAAGTCCAAGGTTGAATAACAAATTTTTTATAATGTGATCCTCCAACTTGTTTGTCATCTGGAAAAGTTTCATCAAAGATATTTTTATTTGTCATTTTTCTCCTGTATATAAATTAAATAATCTTGTCCAATTGGATAGTTAAACTTATAGTCAGATCTCAGTAAATGTAAAGTTTTTCTTGCTCTAGTTGCACCAGTATACCAAACCTTTCTTTCATCACTTTTTTCTTTTTTATTTTTATTTCTGTAATCAGATGGATAATTCCCTTTACCATACAATACAACATGATTAGCTTCTCCACCTTTAACACTATGAATTGTATCAATAGTTATTAAAGGATCTTTATCTAATTCTTTTTGTCCATATCTTCTAAGTAATCTTATAAAATGTCTTACTTGTCTTGGTTTAAAATTTCTTCTTAATATCCAATACCAAGGTTTATTATTCTGATCATCTTCTAAGGTTAATCCACACCACTCTTTTAATGTTTGAAAATTATATTCTCTAAAGTCTGGTTCTTCTCTCCAAAATTTATCTAATCTATAAGCAGGATCTTCTAGTTCTCTAATATACTTATACATATTCCTAGCAGCTTTCTTATCAATACTTTTATCTTTTGTAATTGTAGTCCAAGCTTTAATTGCTTCCCACTGTTTCTGGTCAAAACATTTTGTGCCCTTATTATCTTTGTAATAAAGACCTGCATCTTTGGCTAACATTCTAAGTTCATTTACTGTTTCATTGATACGTCCTAATATGTACCAATCTTCATTAAATGTTTCAAAAGGTATTTCTTTAAATGATAAGTAAGCTTTAACAAAGCCTTTACTTCCTCCCGGTAGGTATTCTTTTTCTTCACTATCACTAATACCTCTTCTAATTACTTGTGAGAATCTATGTATGGCTTCACCAAACCTTTGAGTTCTTCTTAACTTTACTTTACGGCCTGGAAAAAATTGCGTAAAATATTTTGGGTCAGCTCCATTCCATTTGTATATAGCCTGATCATCATCTCCTGCTAAATAAATTCTTTTAACTTTAGAAGCCATCTTATATATCACCGACCATTGAAGAGGTGTGCAATCTTGAGCTTCATCTAATATTAAAACTTTAAGTGATGGAAAGTCTACTTCTTTGATAGCTCTTTCAATCATGTCATCAAAATCTATAAATGATCTTTCTCCTCCACCAACTTTGTAATGTTCATAAGTACTTATCTTTCTTAAAAAAACAGTTAGTGAATCTCTTTTATAAGCTTCTTGTTTGTAAGCTTCCTCTGGAGTTATTAATAAGTTTCTAGCTTTACTATATACACCTAATGACCAATCCTTATACATAAAGTTATCATCAGCTAATCTTTTATCACTCGATTTAATAACTTTAGTTTGAAGTGCAAAATCAATTGTACAATCTTTAGGATCAAATACTTCTTCTGGAAAATATCTTCTACAATATGTATGTAATGTTTTAAATCTAGAAAAGTCCTCAGTAGTATAGTTTGGAAAAGATTCCATTGCTCTTTTAACTGCAGTATTTACTGCTTTGTTTGTAAAAGATAAGTAAGCTATCTCTTGAGGTTTGATACCTTTTCTTAAATAATTTTTTAAAACCTTTTCAATTAAAGTATAAGTTTTACCTGTACCGGGTGGACCAAAGATCTTTATAGTTTTACGGTAAAGGTCTTTTAATATTTTAAGTTCTAAACTTTCCTGTGTGGAATTCTTCATCCATCTCCGATACTGTTTTCTTTTCTTTTGGTTTAGTTGCTTTTTTATAATCTACAAACTTAGGCATTTCTACAGACCATACATTCTTAACACCTTCATGGTAATCAATTCTATCACAACCCAATAAATGCATAGCCTCTGCTGCACTTTTAAATGTTTTATCATTACCTAAAAACTTTTCAAATGTAATCTTTTTAAAATAACAAACATTAGTTTTAGAATCTAAGACCACATAATTATCTTGTAGCTTATCGAAGTCATCTTCCTCAATATGGCTTTCAAAGAATTTTTTAAGAAAATTGTATTTCTCTTCTCCTAGTGTATCTTCAAATTTCATCTTCTCATTCTCTACTGCTTTCTTAACAATAGTTGATATAAGCATTTCAAAAGGAGAAGGACCACTTCTAGGTCTTGGTAAAGTGACCCAATAAATTCCATATCTTAAAAGTTTTACTCTAAATGATTTTTCATCTTTCATATCTTCTGGACCAATTACTATTTTCTCTCCTTGAAATACAAAAGAATATTCAATTGATTTTGTGCTTCTAATAAATTCTATTTCTTCAAAGTCATCAATTAAATCTGGGACTTGTGAACCAATACCAAGTTTTCTAAACTTACATAAATCTTTGTTACATATTGGAGTAATAGCACCAAGCTTTGGTGGACACTTATAGTTGTAGTCTTTTTTAATTACAGATTTTGCTACAGAGTTATCTATCTCTCTAGGATCCATTGGTGTTACAAATATTTCTTGGTTTCTTTTTTGAAGTATTGTTCTCATCTCTTCAATTGTAATTTTGCCATCAGACTTCTTCATCTCAAGTACACCCACATTGTAAAGTAAATCATTACGATGATTACCAGACCATTTATCCATAATCATTTTTTGAACACAAGGTGGATAGTGTTTCCAATCCTCTTCAGGTTCATATTCTTTTACTTTTATATTTTGTAATTTATCTAACGATAAAGTTTTATTTCTAATTATTTCAATAAATGTTCCAATCATAACTGGAGTATTGGATTCATTGTATGCAAACTCAGTAGTAGCATTCATATTAAAGTAAGGCATATTCATGCATTTATTCATTGGAAATACTTCTAATGCTTGAAAGAAATTTTTATTCCATTCATGTAATTTTTTTAAAACATCTTTTACTGGATACCAATTATCTAAAAACAAAAACAAATGAAGTCCACCTGATTTTGATCTTACTGGTACTAATGGTAATTGATTGTCCCTAAGAATATCTATAACTTTTTTTTGTGAATAATCTTTATAACTTTGTGGGTCAATATCTATACATCCCCACTTACACATATCATCCTTTTCAGGTTTGATACCTATACGCTTCGTACCTTCTAAATGTTCCTTCCAGATTTTAAGAGTAACTGGTTCGTGGACCGTGAGTGTTTGGCCTACTGTCTTTCCCCGTTCATCTACCTCTCCAGTTAGAGAGGTAGTGATGAACAGTTCAGAATTACCCTCAAATATTTTTAAGAGCTCCTGTTCCATGGTTTAAAATGGAACGTTAGTTTTATCTGGGCTATTATTTCCTTGAGCTTGATTTTCTTGTGCAAAATCTACTTTACCAAAAATATCACTCTTCATAGCACTTTGATAGAAAGCTTGAGTTGTTTCCAATACTTTTAAATGTTCTTGAGTATTTAAAAACTTATCAAACTCAACAACCCATCCATACCAAGAGTTTTGTGAATTAGACTCTTTGGTTGTGCTTAACTTGTAAGCAGTCGACCATGATGGTGGATTGAACATACCATTCTTACCTTGTGCTCTTCTAGACATGATCATTGAATTCCATGTCTTTGATTTTTTCTTTTGAGTAGATTTCATAGTAATCAAAGCTTGTTCCATCGGATTATAATTTTCATCCAAAATATAAACAAAGTGATTACCAGTATCTTCAACATAGTTTCCGTTTTCTAATCGGTCTTTGTTGTCGGCACCTCTAGTTGTTTGGGACATAATAGCTGGATCAGTATGAATACCTACTGGTCTTCCTGGACTATCCCCTTTGTCTTTCCACTCATTAAAAGTGTTTATGTAAAGACAAGGCACTACTATTAATCCTTGTCTACCTTTCCAAACTTTACCTGATGTTTCACTCCATATGTCTCCTTGCTTTGCAGTCTCAACATGTTTGCCATCAGTCTCATCTAGGACTGGAGAGTTAGCATAAAGTATTTTTAGGATTGGTAGTTTTTGATCTCGAGCCGTCACATACTCTTGACCTTGACCTGCCATCTGCTCTAAATTAATAGCAGCTGGAAGGTTATCTTTTTTAGTCGTCATTTCTTTTTTATCAGTCATGATTATTCCTTCGTGGTTATTTTAGTTTTATTTGCAACATAAGTTCCAAACAATTCAGCTGGCACATCTTTACCAAGATCTTGAATTTGTTCTCTAACAAATCCTCTAAGACTACTTGGATGTACAGATGTTTTTTGTTGAACTGCGAGTCCCTTTTGTTTCAGCTCCTCTACAAGTGCTTTAGCTTCATTATCTTGCTTCATTTTAAATTCCAAAGAAACTTGGTTTTTAATCAAATCTCCATGGC